GATCAAGTTCTCCAAATTTGTTGCACGTATGCGTAACAAGTTTTCGGATGTTTTTGACCAGGCCATGCGCGTACAGTGTGTACTGAAAGGTATTTGTACCGCAGATGAATGGGATACGTTCAAAGAATATATCTATTTTGACTTTATTCAAGATAATAATTTCACAGAACTTAAAGAAGCTGAACTGATGAGAGATAGACTTTCTCTGTTACAGTCTGTGGATCCTTATACTGGTCGTTATTTCTCACAAAAATGGATTCAACAAAACGTGTTGCGTCTGACAGATGATCAGATTAAAGAAATGCAAGATCAAATCGATCTGGAAAAAGAACAAGGTTTAGGTTTACCAGTTGAGGTAACAAACTCTGTTGCACAGCAACAAATGTCTGGAGACATTCAGACTCAGCAACAGTTGCAAATGGCACAGGGTCAGGCTGAGATACAACAAGATATGGAAGCTCAACAACCTCAACAGCAAGCAACTAAACCCAATAGTTCAAGCGACAAAAAGAAACAAACAAATTCTAGAGCCGACTTGAGTTTGGAAAATACCACATTCACTAAATTGAAGCGTATATTATAAGGAGATAGAAATGAGCGAAGTAACAAGAACCATAGTTGATTTTGCCGATGAAGGTGATGCAAAGAATATGCGTGATGCATTGTATTCTGCCATTCAAGACAAAGTGATGGCACATATTGATGCACACAAACAAAGTATTGCAAAAACATTAATTGCACCACAAGAGTCACAAGATTCGGAAGATGCCGTTGAAAACGCTTAAATACCTAAAATAATTTCAGGGATAAAAAATGGCTAACAAATATTCTTATCAAGTCCTAAAAGACGACACACAATTCGCAGTCATTAAACTGACAGCGGAATTTGATGGTACGGGACAAGAAAACAATACCGCAAGAATTGCTGCAAACACACTTTATGGTGCTCTAGCAACAAATGGTTATTTGGTTGCAAATTCTCAAGGTGGTGCAGCAAATACAACTCTATCATATTACGGTTTAACTGTTAATCGTATATGGTATGATACGTATACTGGAACAGGAGATGTTCAACTGTATTGGTCAAACACCGCGAGTGCATTAGCTAATGCAGGTGTACCAATAGTTTTCGTTCAAGGTAATGGTGAGTATGATGCGGGTGGCAATTGGATTACTATCAGAAATACCGATAAAACAGCGTTCAACAACGGAGACATTGGTATAGTAACAAGAGGTCAAGTCGCAAACTCAACTTACACTATCATTCTTGAACTACGTAAAGAAAACGAATACTACCAGCGCGGTCAGTTCAACGATCCTGCTGCATTCAACTACGGCGATTATTCGATCCGTCCATAAAAGGTAATAAAATGAAACTTATTAAAGAAATTACCGAGTCTGTAAATTATTTAACAGAAGAAAAAGATGGAAAGAAAACCCTTTTCATTGAGGGCCCTTTCCTCGTTTCTGAAAAAACAAATAAGAATGGACGCATGTATAAAGAAGAAACAATGCGTAAAGAAGTTTCACGTTATACAGAAGAATACATCAATAAAAATCGTGCCTTTGGTGAACTGGGACATCCAGATACACCTTCAATCAATCTCGACCGCGTTTCTCACTTAATCGTGGGTTTACGTCAAGAGGGAAATGATTGGATAGGCAAAGCTAAAATTCTTGAAACACCAATGGGCAACATTGCAAAGAATCTAATTGAGGGTGGAGCACAACTAGGTGTGTCATCTCGCGGTATGGGTTCTTTGAAAGCTGTCAATGGTATCAATATAGTTCAAGACGACTTTCATCTGGCCACAGCGGCAGATATTGTAGCAGATCCTTCTGCGCCTGGAGCTTTCGTTCAAGGCATTATGGAAGGTAAAGAATGGGTGTATGTTAACGGTATTTGGACTGAACAACATATCGAAGCTTCTCAGAAGTTAATTCAAAAAGCTTCTCGTAAAGATATCGAAAAAGTAAGTTTACAAATATTTGAAAACTTCATCAAAAAACTTTAATTATAAATATCCAATATAAAATCAAGGAGATTCTCAAAATGGGAAAATTTAATCTGACAGAAGCCGCTAAAGACATTTTGCAAGGCAACGTATCTGCAAAACACGGTGGCCAAGACGCACCACAAAAACTAAGTGGAGCAGTTGCTTATGGCACAAAAGAAGCTGGTGAAGTTGCTGGTGTTGCCGACAAGCAAGACGACGACAAACCAGATTATACAAAGGGCACACCAAGTGCTACACCTCCTGGTGCAACACCACCTGTTGGTGCACAACCTGGTGGCAAGTTATCTGGTCCAGCAGATTCAGAAGGTCGTAAAGACTTGGCGCATACTGTACAAGCTGACGCAACAGAATACGCTTCAATCCGTGACCGCGTTAAGGCTCGTTTAGCCGCACAAACAATGCAGTCAAATCCTGGCGCAGTATTCCATGCAGTTCCAGAAGAAACTGAAGTCGATTCAGAAGTCATTGCAGAAGCTGAACATGAGAAAGAAAAAGAAGGTCATGAGGACGAAGCTCAAGACAAAGCAATGATCAAGAAGATGATGAAGAAACAAAAAATGAAAGAAGACATGGACGCTGACGTTGATGCACTTCTTTCTGGTGAAAATCTCTCTGAAGAATTCAAAGAGAAAGCACAAACAATATTTGAAGCTGCCGTCATTTCACGTTCACATGCAATCGTGGAAGAAGTTGAAGAAGCTCTGTACGAAGAGTTCGAACTGGCTGTTGAAGAAGTCAAAGAAGAACTGGCAACTAAGCTAGACGACTACATCAACTACATGGCAGAAGAGTGGGTCAAAGAGAACCAACTGGCAATCGAAAAAGGTCTTCGTGCCGAAATCGTTGAAGATTTCATCCGTGGATTACATGACCTGTTCAAAGAACACTACATCGATATTCCTGAAGAAAAAGTGGATGTTGTCGAAGAACTGACAAACAAAGTTGAAGAACTTGAAGCCACAATCAACGAACAGATTGAATCTGCTGTTGAGATGAAGAAGGAATTGAACGAACACAAAAAGAATGAGGCTATACATGCAGTATGTGAGGGCCTAACGCAGACTCAAGTGGAAAAAATGAGACAACTCGCAGAGAGTGTTGATTTCACCACTGACGAAGAATTTGCAGACAAACTAGTTACATTGAGAGAATCATATTTCAATGCATCAGTTAAACCTGCGGTCAGTTCTGCTCTGAACGAAGCAGTGGAGATCGAGGAAGAGAAGAAGGAACAACCTTCTGCTGATCCAATGATCAACATTTATGCAAAAACAATCTCAAAAACATTGGCTAAATAAATAAAATTTACCAATATTAGAAACTCACAAGGAGAAATCAATGTTTCTATCTGAAGAATTACAAAAGAAATGGACACCTGTTCTGGAACACCCAGAATTAGAGAAAATCACAGATCCATACAAAAAGGCCGTTACTGCTGTAGTGTTAGAAAACCAACAGCAAGCAATGAAGGAATCTGCACAGCAGTTAAATGAAACAACATACTCAGCTACGCCAACAAACGTAACTGGTGGTGTTTCAAACTATGACCCAATCTTAATCAGCTTGGTTCGTCGTGCTCTGCCTAACCTGATTGCTTATGACGTTGCTGGCGTTCAGCCAATGACCGGTCCTACAGGACTGATCTTTGCAATGCGTGCTCGTTACGATGCACAGACAGGCAGCCCAAGCAATACAAACGAAGCCTTCTTCAACGAAGCCAACACCATCTTCTCTGGTGCTGGTTCTTCTACTAACCTGTACGGCTTCCGTGGTAACAACACAACAGACGTTAGAACAAACTCTGTTGCAGACTTCACCGCTAACAGTTACACAACTGGTATCGGCATGACAACATCACGTGCAGAAGGTCTGGGCGCAGACACTGACACAGGTATGTTCAACCAGATGGCATTCAGCATCGAGAAGGTAACTGTTACCGCTCAATCTCGTGCTCTGAAGGCTGAGTATTCTCTGGAACTGGCACAAGACCTGAAAGCAGTTCATGGTCTGGATGCTGAAACAGAACTGTCTAACATTCTGTCTACAGAGATTCTTGCTGAAATCAACCGTGAAGTTATCCGTACAATCTACACATGCGCTGTTGGCGGTGCTCAGTACGGCACAACAACCGCTGGTGTATTCGACTTAGACACTGACTCTAACGGCCGTTGGTCTGTTGAGCGTTTCAAGGGTCTGATCTTCCAAATCGAACGTGATGCTAACGTCATCGCTAAGCAGACTCGTCGTGGTAAGGGTAACGTTCTGATCGTTTCTTCAGACGTTGCTTCCGCTATGGCTATGGCTGGTGTTCTGCAATATACACCTGCTCTGCAAGCTGACCTGCAAGTTGACGACACAGGTAACACCTTCGCTGGTCTGTTACATGGTCGTATCAAGGTCTACATCGATCCATACTTCGGTGGATACACATCCAACCAAGAATTGGTCACAGTTGGTTATAAGGGTTCTTCTCCTTATGACGCAGGCCTGTTCTATTGCCCATACGTTCCTCTGCAAATGGTTCGTGCAGTTGACC